GAAGGTGTCAAAGTCCTGTTGGATGATCTTATAATACTTTCTACCCTTCTGTATTCTAAACTTCATTAAGTTAGCAGTTCCATTATCCATTGCATCCAACTGATCTTGAGCATACTGTGATAGTTTTACTTTGCTACCATCACCATTAAAGTATGCACTATTTCTTTCAATCATTCTTCTGTGATAACGCTTGTAGTTCTCAGCAAGTGAATCACATAATTGCTCTGTCCACTCAAGAACTCTTTCTTCAAGTGTTGTTTGTACTGGGGTTGCAGTCATTAGGGGGAACTCCTTTTGGTTTACTCTTATATTATAAAACCCCACCAAGGAAAATGGTGGGGTTAGTGGACACTTTATAGATCGGTTCCTCCTGTCTCTACTACTTCTACGATGTCATCTAGGACAGAAAGAACATCTGTAGATGTGTCTGCATTGTCAAGAAGGAACTCTGCAAAGTTTCTGGTCATGGCGAAAAATTACGAACAACGGGTGCGAGAAACAAAAACAGGATTTACATTCAATGATTGTTGTAAGAAGTATGTCTTACCCATTGGATACCTGTTTTGTTTCCCATGCATCTAATATAGCATTAAAAAACCCCCTTGCAAGGGGGCTTGTGACAGTTCTTTAATCGTCATACACCAGACACTCTGGTTCATCTGGGTGCATCTCACAAAACAACTCTAAACAATTAGGATCATGATGATCTCCAGCCTCTATCTCATCGTGGTGATGATCTGCATAGACTTCCAGTTCATGTAATTCTTCTTTAAAATGTCTACGAGCAGCTGGATTTATTGTAGGATCAGAAACCAGTTCTTTATCCTTCTGAATGTGATCTTCTATTGATTTCATAAGAATCTCCTCGTACAATAGTATTTAGGTAAAGGGTGTGTTAGGATTCCATGTCTTTTTGAATCTCTTTAAGTTCCTGATTTAGATTATCACTTCGATCAGGCACTATCATATGCATTAAATTGTCCTCCTTACTCATCAGGGTCTTATGATAGTACATATCAACATTAATTGCTGATAGAATACACTCATAGATTTCTCTTGAACATAGATCTGAGTTAAGAGCTTCACGAATTGTTTCGTGTAGGTTTTCTAAGATGTATCGTTTATGGTCATCAAATTCTTCATAGTGACTTTCAGTCGTTGCTAGGTCTGACATTTGAATCTCCTAAGTAAGATTGAATTGCTAGTAGTGTGTCAAGTGGTATCCATGATGGATTTTCATCTCCAAATTGAACTTCGACTTCTGTAAAAATCTCCTGATAAAATCGACTGTAACTTTCTCTTGTGTTCCTTACAACTCCGAAAGGGCTCATCATTCAGACTCTCTCCATGCTTTTCTCATTGTAACATATATCTCATCCTTGGCAACTATATCTCTTATTTTTTTGAATATTGTTGCCGATTGAGCATATTTACTGGTTGCATGATCTTTTTCTTGTGGTAAGATCTCCTTTGTTCCCTTCTTATACTTTCTACCTGAGTTGTGATTAGCGTACCTTCTTGCCCTAGTGAAACCCATCTCTAAAAACTTACGACACATATCCATGCCAATAAAATCTTTTACATCTCTATATTCGAGATACATATCTTGTATTTTATTAGATGATACTATTGCCTCATTAGGAGTTTTGAATCTCCAATGAGCACAAATATCGTTAGTATAAGGGCGAACCAGTAGAACTCCTTGCTCTCCCCTTCCAATACGATAAAGTTTACGATTTCTCGCAACTTTAAAGTCAGTGGTCTTGTAATTGATTTCATAATTAAATTCCTTCATCTTTGTGCCAAGGATTAATAAAAGGTGTGGATTTAATGTTAGACTTGACTTGTTCTATAGCCCAATCTCTAATCTCCATCAATTCATTATAACATTTTTGATTGTGAGCACATCCTCTGAGTTCATGATCTGGTTTATAGAGAGACTCTAAAAATAAAGTCTTTGCTCTATCCCATTTCACCTCTCTACTTTCATCATCTTGAATACTGTTATGATCTTCCATAATAATCTCAATCTGATATATTTATAGAACAGCTGTTACACTCACAACCCTTGCATTTGGATTCCTTGCAAGTGCTACTTGCTTTGCCTCATCGTAGTTTCTTGCATAGACCTGCTCTTTAAAGACACGGCCAGCAACATAGAGTTCAACTGAGTGATTCATGACGTAGGGAATTACTTGATTACATCATATCATATCCTCACTGATATGGACATGCCTTGTTACACTTTCTTAACTGTCTTCTTTCTGTGCTGAACCACGAAATTTCTGGCAGACTGTTCATTACGGCAGAATTTAAGCACCTCACCCTCGTGAATGACTGCTATCTTCTTACCATCTGACGGTACTCCATAGTATCCATCATTAGTAGCAAAGCCCTCAGTGGCATCCTTATAGAATCTGGCGATTGCTTTGAGTTCCTTCTTTTCTTCTGGTGTTTTAGTCATGTTGATACCTCATAATATTGTTTGAATTGTTTGAAATTCCATCCTTCCCATAAAGCATAATGCAAATCATGTTTAATAGGATTACTTAAGATGTATTTGAAATTTACATCAGGATTAAATGGAAGTGACTTAGCATACTCCCAAAATGGAGTATCATACTTAGATCCATACTGATAATTCCATAGTATAAATGTCTCCACTTTTTTCATGAAATTCCTAACATTATTATTACATACATCAAATGTTTTGCCACTCATTAAAACATCCCATGACTCTCTACAGATAGTTTGGTATATCCCTAATGAGGTTGCTTCTAATGGTTCTAAGAATCCAAACATATTTCCTTGTAGTATTGTCCTCTCACCAACAAACATATTCTTGGCCATATAATTTTCAAAACGTAAATTAGTTCCATCAGTTTCATCAAGATTAAATCTTTCTAAGAAATCCTCTCTTGCTACTTGAGTTGATGTTATAGTATCATTGTACAAATACCCATAGGATATACTATCAACATTTGGAATAACAAATGTCCACCCATGTGGTGTAGCAACACATCTTGTATATGTAAGGTCGGGATCTCTTCCCTGTTTCTTGGATAAGAGAACACTATTCAAAGGATTGATAAGAGTATCATAGTTTTTCTTATCTCTATTATGCCTACCTCTACAATCAAATATGAAATCAGCATCCACTTCTCTTTCAGGTTCAGTTATAACCTTTTCAACAACATTAAAATGACCTGAATTTAATACTATGTTTGATAACTTTTGTGGAACAAAATGCATCGACATTTCTTCCATCTTAAATGAATGGTGAAATTTATCATTTTTCTTACCCCATCCTTCGTACAAAATACCATTTTTAAACGTGGCATCTATCGGATTATTATACCAGTCTATATCCAATACTGTGCCTACAAGCTCCACAACTGGACTAATAGTTCCCTGACCAACTCTCTCTATTGGATGTGTATCTGGACTATGGTATATACTTATCTCATGATCCCCTCTAAGATACCTATGATAATGCAAGGCTGTTATACAACCTGCATTACCAGCACCAATGATTCCAATTTTCATGACCTTACAACGCTAATTGCTGGTTGACCTTGCTCAAATACAGTGTCAACAACTGCTTGTACCTTTCTTGCTGTACTGATACCAACTTTAGAGTAAACTGGTACACATACTAGACCATAGGTCTTCTCTTTCGACCCTGTACGGATCACTCTACCGATTGTTTGACTAATACCGATATAATCCATAGATCTTAAGAATAAGACTGCCTCAAGTCCTTTTACGTTGATGCCCTCAGATAATATGCTGTGGTGCAACACAACAAACTTCTTATCTTCATCCTTGCCCCATGCACTCAATACATTAAAGAACTCATCTCTACTTACATTCTTACCATCTATAACTGCACCAGTCTTAGATGTGATATACATGCAAGAATAACCTCTCCATGCTAACTCATCTATGAACTTAGAGTATGAAACAAGACCTGTAATCTGCTTTGTAGCCTTAGCACATACAAGAATCTTCTTAGTGTTATGGTCATCAATATTATCAATGATCTGATTACATTCCACATCAAATGTAATCTCATCTTTCTGTCTGATCTCACTCTTATATACTTTCACCTTTGGTGGTAGAATATAACCTTGCTCTACTAACTTAGGTGCTGGTACATTACAAATAACCTGACCAAATATATCAGGTTCATTCATACCCACTTTGAATGGTGTTAGACTGTGCTTTGGTGTTGCAGTAAAGAAGTATGATCTCTCAGCATACATTGAGAAATACTCTACTGATGGGATAAAGTTTTTCTGAACTGAGTTATGTGCTTCATCAAAGTATATTGTATCAACATGAGCATAACTCTCTTGTATTCTATGGAGTGAATGATATGTTGTAAAGATGATCTTATTACCTTTACTGAACTTACACCACTCAGCAATTTCTACTGGTTTGGTTGTGCTGAAATGCTTTGTATCACCACTGTGAACATGCATCACCTGAACATATTTGTATTTCTCTCTTATCACTTCCAAAAACTCAGACGATAGTTGCTCTGCTAATAGGATGCGTGGAGCGACCACAACAATAGTTTTCCAACCAGTATCAAATTGTGATAAGGCATCATTGATGGCAACAAGAGTTTTACCACCACCTGTAGGAACAATGATCTGACCTTTGGAGTGCTTGGTCATTGCTTGCAATGCTTTTTCTTGGTGAGGTCTTAGGGGCATAAATCTCTCATTAATGAATATATCATAGCATAAAAAAACCCCCTGTGCAGGGGGCTGTGACACTTTCGACACTGGTTCCTTTAAAAAATTATAGAGTCTCTCTAGCAATCATACAAAGGTATGTATAAGATTTCAAATTTAACTGCTGGTTACAGTCTCCCATCCACTTCCAGTCCATACTTCCAATTTATTCAATGTTGTATTGTAAATCACTGAACCAGACAATAGAGTTGAACTACCACTTATACCATCCACTAAAGCATTTCGTTGTGTTGTAGTAACTCTTGGCATAATCATATAACCAGTGGTTGCCAAAGAGGTAGCATCGCTGGTGGTTGTATTCAAATCACTGAAATCAACTTGTGCCCTTGGTGTTATGGCAGAAGTATGTGGTTGTCCACCAACTTTTAATGCACCACCTATAAATTTAACAATACCTCTGACTTCAAGTGCTGGTTTATCTCCACCACCTATATTACTTCCGATTGATGTTTTAATTCCTACCTCACCAGTGGTAGAAATAATAAATCTGTCAGGTGCATTTACACATGCACTCAGCGAATTATTACCAGCAGTTACACCAATACCAATTCCAGCTCCAGTACCAGTTAAAACAACATCTCTAAATGTTGAAATACCTGATGTATTAACACTATTGACAGTAATACTTGGGTTTCCAGTCAATCCTGAAGAGTTTCCAGTAAGATTTCCAATAAATCCGTTTGTGGCAGTTACGATACCTGTTACATTAACATTTCCTGCAACTGCTAGTTTATCAGTTGGGTTTGTATTTCCAACACCCAAATTACCTGTGCTGGTCAAAGCCATCAAGGCATCTGCATTACCCTTGTGCCATACAAAACTACTTGTTCCTGTTAAGAAGTAGTTAAAGTTTCCATCACCATAGTTAATTAAATCTAGTGCTTCCGAACCACTAAATGCAGATGCACCGCCACCATACCTTAACTGTAAGTTATTATCTCCTACAGAGGAATTCTTACCAATTACAATCGAAGAGGCTGCAGACTCCTTGTGTATTTGTATGTCTGCATTAGCAGTATCGGTTCCAATTCCTAAACTCGTAGCAGTAGAAACACCTAGAGTTGAAATACCAGTTGACTTAATATTGGTAACAATAATATTTGGTGAACCACTTAACCCTCCAGCAGTTCCAGTCGCATTACCAGTAAGATTTCCAACAAATCCACCTGTAGATGTTGTGACACCTGATACATTCAATGCAGTAACAACTGCTCTTGAAATTGTGGCCGCAGATGATACATTAACATCATCAAGTTCAGTTGTGCCATCTACATCTAAAGTTCCTGCGATGGTTGCATTTCCATTCGCATCAATAGCACCAGTGAATGTAGATA